GTGCTACACGAAACACCAAGCCAAGCAGGACAGGAAATGTTTATCGTAGCCCTGCCCCAATAGCCCGAACACAAAAGAGGTAATAATGGTAGCCCTTGACTACGGTTTGGGCTACCATTTATATAGTACATAACAAACCGAGAAAGGGTTTACAAATGACACAGTTACACAAACACCTTAATGATTTTGTTAAACACAGCGATTACATTGGGGGCTATATGCACCACATTGAGCGCAGGGTAAATACTGTCGCTTTTGCGGTTATTGACAGGGCTGTTAATGATTTTATGGAATGTCATGGGCAAACTGTCTTACCTGTTAAACAATACAACAGCGAGGAACACGCTGATTGTGCCAACCACCATGAAATCCTTAACGATTTAAGTTTGTTGCGTGACAAAAGTACCATGCTAAACCAAGAGTTGAAATTTAGCTATTACATACCAACCACTGACCCAAACAGCGCAGACTTGTATGGTATTGATGTGCGTATGCAGTTTTATTTACTACCACCCGACACAATGCAAGGGCCAGAGGGCCAGCATTTCAGTAAAATGGTGGTAATACACATTGATGAACTTGAGGATTACGATTTTATTTTAGGTTAGTTAACGAGGGGGTGCGGTGCAGACGGCGTGGCACATTGGTCTCCAAAACCAAGGCTAGTTGACCCTAGCCAGTAGGTTCAAATCCTACCACCCCTGCCAACCTACGCGAACACATAAGATACAATAACCCTAGCACCCAAAAATCACAGGTGGTACTATATTTATAGTACTTAATAACTAGTACTACTTAAACCGAGAAAGGGTTTACAAATGACACAAGCAACAATGTTTGATAAAGTACTTGCCGAGTTAAAGCTATTGCACCTTGACGCACACCACGACCATTTACTAGGTGGCCCAAACAGCGACGCAACAGGCTATAGCCAAATAACACCGACAGGCAACAATAACAACGAGGTATACATACACCAAGTTGACAGCACCACACGCCTAGTTATTACGAGTGTGCGTGGCCTAGTTACCGTGATGGTATACCACATTTATGATGACCCGCAGTTGTACATGGACACGGCAAGCATGGACTATCTCAGCCAAGTACATACCATAACCACCGACCACCAGTGCAAAACAGTTTGCGCTCAAATTAAACAGCACTTAGCTGACCATATTAAACTTGACCATACACCTTACCCAATTATATACAACGCACCCAGTTAACCCTTGAAAGTGGGGGGCACGTTGCCCCTCATTTTTTTACCACCAACAATCAATAATAAAAAGCAACCATACGACACTCGTATTTAATAGGGGTATGCTACTATACCAAATTACTTTAAACCCATCACAAGGGCCTTAAAATAGTCCGTAAAAACCCTCAATAAATGCAACTTTGTATAATAGGGGTAAATACGAATTATGATGAAATGGTTTTTTAACATTTAATAATATACGATATATGACTATACACATATAAACAACGACTTAGCATGGGTATTGAGATATTGTACATGGTCAATGGTTCAATTAGTCAGTAACTTTCTCGGTACGCGCGATTAATTTGGAATTTTTTTAAACTAGTAACTTTTCGTAATTACTCCTATTATAGCAAAGTAGTAAAACAAAGAGGATAATCACAATGGCCCTAGCCAAAGCGACCCACAAACCTACGCTTGAAATTGTAGCCAACCCACGAACAGAAAAGAACATCACACCGAAACAAGAAGAGTTCGCAAAACTGTATGTATGTGAAGACATCAGCCAAACGGAGGCAGCAGTCAGGGCAGGGTATTCGGTAAAATCCGCACATGCCATTGCCTCGCAATTATTAAATGGTCAACGCTACCCCCATGTAGTTGCGAGAATAGGCGAGTTAAAAGCTGAACTAGCTAAAAAGTATGAAGTCGGTTTTGAAAGCCATGTAAAAAAGTTAGCTGAAATAAGAGATGCCGCTATGACAGGGGGTAACTTCGCCGCCGCTGTTGCAGCTGAAAAATCACGAGGGCAAGCCGCAGGTCTCTACATTGATCGTAAAGAAATACTGCATGGAAAAATAGACCAGATGGATAGGGAGCAAGTGATGAAAGAAATACAGAAACTCCAAAAGGAGTTCCCTGCACTTGCCGCTGTTGCTGATGGCAATTTACTGATAGAAGGCAAAGCAGACGATAAGACAAAATAAGACACAAAAAAGCTTACTCATTGTAAACGCTGTTGCTATAGTAATTATAGTAAATAAATAACCGAGAAAGGGTTAGACAAATGGGTACAAGATGTAACATAGTTTTAAAGTGTGGTGACCACGTTGAATATATTTATAGGCATTACGATGGTTACCCTGATAGTGTACTGCCTGAACTTGATAAGTATGCTAAAGCGATACGTTGGTATGGTGATAACCGTAAAGCGACCCACCCACGCCAATGGGTAGACAAGTGCTTTGCAGACACCGCTAAAACGTTAGAGTTTTATACCGACCTGTTGGTAAAGCACCCTGCTTGGGACAATATGATGATGACTTTGTTAAAACCTACTAAGAGCCAAGCACCTTACGAGCCCATGCAGTTAGATGGTAAGTATGAAAAAACTAATGGCATACATGGTGACATTGATTACCAATACACAATACTTTTTTATGAAAAAAGCAAAAGGGTGAGTACTTACTTTTATAAGCAAATTGTAAGGGATGCAGTAACAGCTTGACAAGTAAACCTGAGAGTAAGCTTTGGCATAAACTAAGAGAAGGGACACAAGACCTAGGCGTGTTTTGGACGCGCTTAGAGTCTTGGGCAACTCCAGGCATACCTGACTTACACGGCATACTGAATGGTCAGGCCTTTTGGTTAGAATTGAAAGTCCACAGGTTAAAGTCATTAAAAAACATCGCGCTACGCCCTCACCAAATTGCGTGGCAAACCAGATATTTTATGAATAAAGGTAAAGTCTACAACTTGGTTCATCATCCTTCCTCCTCTACCCTAAATATATTTGGGGGTGGTCGTGCGATTAAGATGGGAGAATCCAAGGTCCGTGAACCATTGATCCCTGACTGGAGTTGCGAGTCCCCGTTTGACTGGCATGGAGTGATTGATCATATTCTATCATCCTCGGATCATCGTGACAAGGAAGATTACGATGGAGAGATTACGACAGAGAGAAGATGATAGACGATGATAGATTACGATAGAGAGAGAACTATAGATTACGACAGAGAGAAGATGATAGAGGATGATTGATCTTGATTTAAATCAGCATTGATCGTTATTGATCAACATTGATCAACATTGATCGGGGCCGATCAAAAAAAGAGAAGAACAAAAAGTACAACAAAAGACAACCCTTGACTATTGTGGTAGGGTATACAATAACCATTGTTAACTAGCAAAGGGATAGACCAATGGTATACATCGTTGTATGTGTTGTTGTTTTGATGATCTACTACCATTACCATTACTAAATGGTACGACGAGAGAAGAGGGTGTGCATTGGTACGACGAGAGAAGAGGGTGTGTACATTGATCAATATTGATCGTAATGTGTGCATGTGTCATATCATGTCATGGGCAAGGCCCAAAAATAAATTTAAAAAAATGCTGTATGGGGGTTTACATATATAGGCCCCTACATTAATATAATAAACATACCAGCAACCGCTGGTTGTTAACTGCCTAAAAAATAGGCACCATTTTAAAGGGTTAAAAAAATGGCATTACCAAATACCACTACCACACCAAGTAACGCAGTTGTTACAGGTGCTACACTTAAAGGCCCATTGCTTACTAGTACTGGGGCTTTTAATTACAACGCTGTAAACCAATGGGTAGCAACACACGCAGGGGGCAACCCTAACAATGTTGCAATAGTACCTTGCAAAGGTGTTAGCTTTGGTAGCTTTACAATGGGCAAGGGGGGCAAGGCCCCATGTAAAACGTTAGGCGGTTACATGGTAGGGGCAACCCCAAACCCTGCAACCCCAACCGGCTTGCAAAGCATTTATGGTGTTAGGCAAACTATGTTATGGCATGCGCTTAATGGGCAACTAACATTAGGCCAATGGTTAAATGCCGCAACTAGCGCAGGTAACGCCCCTGCTAATTGGGTTAAGCCTAGCACAATGGGCATACCAAGCGGGGGCCAAAGTAAAACCAACCCTATTGTTTTACTGGCCCTACTTAATGGCGGGTTTAGCCGCACCGCTTTAACATGGGGCAACCCACAAGTGCAGTTAGTAGTTAAACCGCAAACTGCAATTGCAACCCCTGCTAAAAAGGCCCCTGCTAAAAAGGCCCCTGCTAAAAAGTAGGTTTTAATTTGGGGCCGGTTTTTTACCGGCCCCTTTTTTATAAGGTACCCCTAAAACTTGGCACGGCAAAAACCGTGCCAACTTTTTTGGCCCCCCTTTTGGGTAAAGGGTGGGTTTCGACGCACACTTTACCCTGTTCCGAGCATTTCAACATGTTCCAAAAACATTTTACAAAAAGTCAACTACGAGGAACCTTTAACAGTTGACCTACCCCCCTTTATGGTTGTTATTGATTATAGGTTCATTGTGTTTGAAAAATTATCGATATATAAGAAATTATTGAATATTGAGGAGAGATGTTTTGTTAGTTGAAAATGGTTTTGAAATTTGTGAAAAGTGTGGTTGTGAAAAGAACCCTTTGGGAAACCATTATGTTGGAGGACATTTGCAGTGTGCTTGTGGAAAGAATATAGATGAGTGTTGCCAAGGAGAGGTTGCTAATGAGTTGAATGATTAGTTTATGATGGATAGTGGTTTAGAGTATGTTCCTGAGGAGCATTTAAAAAAGTTTGCTACGTTATTGGATCGTGCGAGTTTTTTGGGTAAAGCTGAAGCTGCGCAGAATGATTTTATGACGTATTGTAGAATGGTTTGGCCTGAGTTTGTGAATGGACGCCACCATGGAATTATGGCTGAGAAGTTTAATCGTTTGGCTACGGGTGAGTTAAAGCGTTTAATTGTGAATATGCCCCCCCGACATACGAAGAGTGAGTTTGGAAGTTACTTGTTGCCTTCGTGGTTGATGGGTAAGCGGCCTACGTTGAAGATAATGCAGACTACGCATACTGCGGAGTTGGCGTTTAGGTTTGGACGTAAGACTAGGAACCTGATGAATTCGCAGGAGTACCGTGGAATATTTGATGTTGAGTTGCGAGCGGATAGCCAAGCTGCTGGACGATGGGAAACGTCTAAGGGTGGGGAATATTTTGCGGCTGGTGTTGGTGGAGCGGTGACGGGCCGTGGTGCGGATTTGTTAATTATTGATGACCCGCATTCCGAGCAAGATGCTTTGTCCCCTACGGCTTTGGAACATGCGTATGAGTGGTATACTTCTGGACCTCGTCAGCGGTTACAGCCTGGAGGGAGTATTGTAATTATAATGACCCGTTGGGCAGAGAACGATTTGACGGGGAAATTGTTGCGTCAACAGGCGAGGGATGTATTGGCTGATAAGTGGGAGGTTGTGGAGTTTCCTGCTTTGATGCCCGAGACGAATAAGCCGTTGTGGCCTGAGTATTGGAAGCAAGAGGATTTGCTGGCGGTAAAGGGAAGTTTGTCTGTAGGTAAGTGGGAAGCGCAGTGGCAACAAAACCCGACGAGTGAGGGAGCCGCGATACTTAAACGTGAGTGGTGGCAGGAGTGGAAGAAAGAGGATTTGCCTAATTTGGATTATGTGATGCAGTCTTATGATACAGCGTATAGTAAAAAAGAGTCTGCGGATTATAGTGCTATAACAACGTGGGGAGTTTTTTATCCATATGATGGTTCTCCTGCGAATATTATTTTAGTTGATGCGCAGAGAGGCAGATGGGATTTTCCGGACTTGCGTCGTAAGGCATTAGAGGAGTATAAGTATTGGGACCCCGAGTGTGTGTTAATTGAGGCGAAAGCTTCGGGTATGCCATTGACTCAAGAACTGCGGAATATGGGTATTCCAGTGCAGAATTATAGCCCGTCGAGAGGAAATGATAAACATACGAGAGTGAATTCTATTGCACCATTGCTAGAATCAGCATTAGTATGGGCTCCAGATACTCGGTGGGCAGAAGAAGTTATTGAAGAGTGTGCGGCGTTTCCTGCTGGAGAGCATGATGATTATGTTGATACAGTGACGCAAGCGTTAAGAAGATTTAGAGAGGGCGGTTTTATTCAACATCCTGAAGATTATGAGGATGAAGAGTCTGCCCCTAGGATAAGGAGTTACTATTAATGGCATTGTCTCCTAAGGTAAATAATGTAGATCGGGCGTTGATACAGGCTCCAGTAGAAGATATGAGTTTTGAAGAAGAGGATCTACAGGCTCAACAGGATGCGTTTTTTGATGGCGAGGTTGAAATTGTAGAAGATGAAGATGGTGGGATAGAAATAACCACGGGTATTGATGAAGATGTTTTTGGTGCAGAGCCAGAAAATTTTTATGACAATTTAGCGGAAAATTTAAAAGATAGTTCTTTAACCGAAGTGGCTAGTTATATTACTTCTTCTGTTGAAGAGGATAAAAACAGCCGTAGCGATTGGGAAGATACTTATGTAAAGGGTTTAGATTTACTGGGTATGCGGTATGAACCTCGCACTGAGCCGTTTGAAGGTGCAACTGGTGTTATCCACCCATTACTGAACGAGGCTATTACACAGTTTCAAGCCTCTGCGTATAAAGAGATGTTGCCAAGTGGAGGCCCTGTCCGCGCGAATATTATTGGTAAGCCTACCCCTGCGATTGAGCAACAGGCCCAACGTGTACAAGAGTATATGAATTACCAGATTATGTATGAAATGCAGGAGTACGAGCCTGAGTTTGACCAAATGCTTTATTACTTAGGTTTGGCAGGAAGTGCGTTTAAAAAGGTTTATCGTGATGAAATATTGGGTAGACCAGTAAGTAAGTTTGTTCCTGCGGAAGAAGTAGTTGTCCCGTACATCGCTACGGATTTACAATCGGCAGAACGTATTACCCATGTTATAAAAATCTCACAAAATGAGTTGAAAAAGCTACAACTTTCTGGTTTTTACATGGATATGGATAGCGAAAGCAGTGCTTCGTCATCTACAGATGAAGTACAAACGGCATATGATGATATAGAAGGTATAAGCCCTACATATAATGATGAACAGTTTACTTTGTACGAATGTCATTGTTTCTTAGATATA